TCAATCAGCAATTCGGTCTCTTCCATCGTCCAGTTACAGCGAGTCATAATACTCGCGGCCTCCTTCTTCTCCGCCTTGTGATGTTGGCTTTGGCAAGCGTTTGAACATGTCCTGTTGGCCGTCATGGTAACCATTGGAGTAGGCTTGAATGATTGCCTCTTTTACCTTTGCTTCCATTGTGTCATTGTCGCATTCGCGAGGATCAATGATCGTGTCAAGGTAGCGGTTGAATTGCGTGAATTCATAGTGGATGTTGTCGAATGGGCTCATCGTATTGCTTGTGTTTTATGTTCAACTATTTCGATTCCTTTTATCTCTGCGATGTTGGTGATCTCCATCGCCTTTGGAAGCTTGCGGAGTAACTCTGCCACATCAAACATCTCTGCTTGCATCAGTGTCCAGAGCAGTGTCATCCAATCTACCTCTCCAACTATCTCCGCTTTCTTGGTGATTCGGATGTTCTTGGTGTGGTCAAGCTCAAGCGTTGTGGTTGTTGTTGCATCGGTGAAATTGGCGAAGATATCTGATACATCACTGCTGCTTGCAGACATCAGCGCATCGGCTGCTTGCTGTGCAATCTTCGCATCTGCTTCCGCCTTCTTGCGCTCGAGCTCGTTGGAGTAGTCTATCATCATTGCTTTGCGCTGCTCGATGTAAGCCTTCAGCGGTGCGATGTGCTCGCGTTCCACATCCATGATTGACTTCTTGTATTGGTCAAGCGGAATGGTCACCATTTTGCGATTGTTTTCGATGTGCTTAATTGCATCGTTAGCTGCCTTGATGGACTCAGCACTCATGTCGTATGAGAGCTTATCTTCGATTACTTGTGGTGCGCCTTCTATCATGCCTTGAGCACGAAGCACCTCGGTTGAGTTCAATGACTTGTAAAACTCGGATATGTTTTCTATATTAGCTGCGTTCATAGTGTATTGATTTATGTATGTTTTTAATGAAGGGCGGCTGATTACCGCCCTTTGTTATTTATTAAAACGGAAAGCCGTCATCTTCTGTTTCTGCTTCAGTCTCTGCTGCAAATGACTCCGCTCGCTCCATTGGAATTGGCTTGCTGATTCTTGCAATCCACTCGTCAGACATCTTAATCTTGTCTTGAATGAACTCGGGCAGCTGATTGAACACAGCATCATCATGCTCCTCGGTGTTGTAACATAATGCACTGTTAAATGCAGGAGGACAAACCAATCCTTTCGGCACTGGAGACATGCCGATTATGTTGGCATACGTTGCATCTCCTTTGGTTACGTGTGTGATGTTAACCATGCACGGCTTGCCAAGTAGCGTAAAGATGTCGAAGTTCTCCGCGATCTCGTTGCTCATCTTTTTGCCTGCCCATGATTCGATGTCGCGGCGAAGAACTGCCTTCTCGTTCATCGAGAGGTTGTAAATGCTGCGAGCATAGAACGGCTTCTCGCCATCACCACGTTCAAATTCGTGCAGCTCTGTTGGCAGTTCAAAGATGAATTGCACTTTGCGTTTTTTGCCTGGAAATTGTCCTGTTTGCATCGTAGTTCCAAGGTCTACAATTTGGTAACATCTTGCAACAAACGCTCCTTCTGGTGCGATTGCTCGGGAGGTGTTATTCCCGCTTGGTGCTTTTAGGCCCATAGTTTAATTTAGATTTGATTTATGAATTGATTGAATGATACTTGAGTATTGTGCAGTGTCTTCTGATACATCTTGAAGAACTCGTTAACATCGGAAGGATGATAAGTGCGCACTGATTCATGCAAACCTTGTTGCATCTCCTTTGAGTATTGACGAACAAGAACAAGTGATGTCTTGTCGCATCTCTGGAAGAGCCCTTGGTGGCAACCGTCTTGGACGATTGTTAGCATGATGCCAGATAAATGATCGTAGTTGAAGTACTGCGTGCTGTCGTGTGATTTGAAGTAAGTGTTCATAGATTGAATGAGTAAATGAGTAAATGATTGTTTGACAAATGTACAGCTATATTTTGATTATGCAATAAGTATTTAAGATTAATGCAATTATTTTTTACCTCGCTTTGCAAGTGCTTGAATTTTAGCCAAATAAAATTGCGGTTATTTTCTACTTACTCCCAATCCAAAGCCGATGATTGCACCAACTCCCAACTTAAAGGCAGTTGTCTGATGCCACTTCTTGTCTTCTTTGATGTAGATATTATCCATGCCGGTGATTGCGACATTCGGATTGTCGACTCTCATGCGCACCACTTGATCAGACTTGCGGAAGAGACGATTGAAGAAGCCAGTGCGCATGGTATCACCAACAGCATAGGTGAACTTGGCAGGAATAACAAGCGAATCAATCTGCAACCACCCAAGGCGGTTGATCATGCCGCCAATTGTGTACCATTCGGTTGTCTTAAGGAATGGCTTAGGGAGTTGGATGTATGGCTTCTTATCAATCATCACCGTATCACCCAATTTAATCTGCGTTTTTATTACTGTCCTGGTCTCGATGCGCACAACCTCTGATGCGTTCTTTACTTTGACTTCGAGCTCTGCAATCTGTTGTGCTTGTTTGGCTGCATCAGAGTTCTTCAGTGCGATTATCTTCTTCTGAGAGGCTATAAGTATGCTGTCTTCATAAATCGTGTGTTTAAGACGATAATCGGATTGCACATTGTCAGAGCATGACTTGATCAATAAGAAGACCAGTAAAATAACTACGCCCAAAATAAAAGTTTCAATACGTACAGATGCCATGTTGTATGAGTTTTATAAGTTCCTTTGATGCTTCCCAAAATACTCTTTTATCCTTGAGCTCTGCTTGCAGTATCTGAAGTGCCACGCATACCGGCATGCCTCTTTCAATGACATACCAAGCGGCCACCTTGACCAGTCTCTCATCCGCTTGCTGATCCGTCATAACTCGCGTGCTGCTTTCTTGATTAGTATCTTGATTGCATCATCAAGCTTGTTGACTGATGTGTGGATCATTGTGAGTACATCCTTCCTGTCGACATCACTTGCACCTTGATGCTGCATAAGTATCTGCACAAGTCCAGAGATGTTCGTCAATGGTTGCCTTAATTCATGGCTAAGCATAAAGCGGAACTCCTCAAGGAGCAATCTTTGCCGTTCGTAATCATGCGAGCTTATGCTTGTAACATCGACCATCTGGATGCCGACAAAATGCAAGGTATCAGCAATGGCGAAGCAGTTCCAAACATTATATCTATCACTTGCGTTCTTCTGCCTGGTCCGAGCATAAACTCTTGAAGGCTCAGGCGAATGCTTGCGAGCTGTTGCAATTGCCTTAATAAAATCATCTTTGTCACCTTCGATGCTTATGATGTCGGTGATTTTTGTGGGCTTGATGTGGCTCACATAGTTCTTGAATAGCTCATTGTTGGACACAATCTTTCCATCTTGATCAGTGACCACATAAAACAAATCAATCGAATGTTCTAAGATGAATAGCGAAGACATTGCTTGAGTTCGCTGTAAAGATTAGACCAAGCAGGCATCGAGCTCCATGCCCATTGTGCTGTGAGATAAATGGTAAATGTCAACAACAAGCCCATCACAGGCGCATCCATTGTAGGTTGATATTCTCGGAACTCAGCTCGAGGCTTTATGATTATTTTTGCTTCGGGCTTTGGTGCAAGTAGGAATGCAGAAGTACTCGGCTTGATGGTGTCGCTTGCGTAGATTTGTTGCATCGTTGTTGGCTCTGGTATTGGCTTATCAGATGGCAGCTCGTAAGTTTGTCCCCATTGATTAGTGCAATAGTGCTTGCCAAAGATAGTGAATTTCTGCATCGATTGATACACCACTTGAGGCTCGAGATGAATAACATGATGATGCGTATGCAGCTTGCATCCAATACCAATCACGCAAGCCGCATCGAGGCTTGTTGTTATTTGTACGGTGTCTATGCCATCATCCATTGTCACTTGATTTTGGTATGTATCCTGCTGCTACCATTGCGGCAACAATTGCTGCGAGTGTCTCTGTGTTTATCTGCTTAAATATTAATGCGAAGACAGAGCCAAGTATCACCAAGCTGCCAATTGTTGGCCTCCAATACTTGAGAACGATGTCAAGTACTTGCCTTGGTTTGCTAACTGGTTTCCTTGCCATTGCCCCACATTTGATTGAATGAGTAAGATGTTTTTAATTTTTCGATGAACTGCTCAAAGCTAAGATTCATCTCATCAAGCATGACAAACGGCTCTGATTGATGCTTGATAAGATAAATCTCGTACAGCTTTTTCATTCAACGACAGCAGTAAAATATAGTTGCGCCTCTTTCTTGCGCCTTCTTACAAGCCCGGTCACAACCTCTCCGCCTGCTCTGTTCCACTTAAGGAACTCGGCTGCAATTTTCGGATCGTTTGGATTGGCTTTTACGAATCTTAGCAGCTGCGACTTGGCAAGGTTTCCTGCACCCAGGTTATAGGTAAAACTTACAAGCGCATCGAATTGATTCTGATTCACCTTTGTGCCGTTAAGCAGTCCAGTCACGCTGCCCTCGAACTCTTTTAAATGGTCGATTAGCATCTGATTGGCTTGCTCTCTGGTAATCGTTTGCCCAAGCTTAACCTTGCTGCCATCATGGTAGTAGGTTGCGCCGTATCCAATGGTCGGCACTCCTGCGCTGCATAGGTAGGATGTAAGACGCAAGCCTTCAAACTCCTGTATGAGTCTGATGCCGTTATTAGAGGATTTCATATTGGAATTGGATTGTGCAGTATGGCATATAAGAAGCAGCAGTTGCAGTTTCTAATTCAACTTTGCAAGTGTTGTTGGTTACTTCTGCGCTAATTGTTAAGCCAACAATCTCTGCCAATGTTCCGCCAAAAGACCATTGCATTAATCCGAAACATTGCTTTGTACTTGTAAAGTTTGATGCAGCAGGAAGCTCAATTTCAAATGCTCCAGTAACTTCTCCAGTATCAAGTGTTATTTCTAACTGAGCAGAAACGGTTGCCACGTTTCCAACTCTGATGAAGGTTGCATAGTTAACTGCTACAACAATGCCATTCACCTCTCCGCTGATTGTTGGAGTGTAGCTGCCACTTGACAAGATGTTGCCAAGCTCAATCTGCTTAGAAGTTCCTTGCGGAGATTGCGATGTGTCGCTGATATCAACGATGTACAACAAGTCTTCTGCAACCGGTGCAGTCAATGTACCTAAATCTGTTATTTTTACTCCTGCCATGATGTTAGTTATTAGTTATGTAGTTAAGTGCCTTGGTTGAATTGGTGAACTGGATGCCGTTAAAAGTGAACTGATTTACATTGATAAGGAACACACCCACGTTAGTGCCCAAGTGAACGCACATGTCGTCAACCACTTCAACAGATTCCACATTGGATGCAACCACCCCAATCACCGATGAATAGAAGGTGACAAAGCCGCCCTCGAGAGTTATGTCTATCATATAATTGTCATTGATATTAGTGAGATTAAAGAAGAGTCTGCTCCATTGGTATTCTGAACAGCACCGATGATATACTTGTCGGTAGTCCAATCCACTGCGATAGTTGAGAAGGTAGTATTTTGAAAGTCAGTTGCGACATTGGTAACTGCAACCGACATCATCTCGGTATTAGTAGTCGCATTTTTAACAACTCCTGTTCTTACCATCTGCTGCCCAAATGCACCCGTTTGTCCACCAACATACACACCAAGTAAAACAGCACCGGTCAAGTTGTTTGCCGAGTTTGCATATATCCTAATGGTGTAAGTGTTATTTGCTCCAGTCTTACGACCTCTCAACTTAAATTCGAGCACATTGCCTGCAACAACCGAGTTGCCAGGAACAAGCACCGATTGACTGAACGTATTAGCAGTTCCACTTGATGCAGCTCCATCGGTTGTATTCTTGTAAACTCCCAATGACGCAATTGTGATGTTGCCACTGCCAAGCAATGAAGTCGAGTTAATGGTCTTGATATTAGTGCCGCTTACCAGTGCATCCTGCTTGCCGTTAAATGTTGACCAGTCAGTAGTGCTCAATGCTCCTCTGTTGGTAGAACTTGCAGTTGGTAGATTGAATGTGTGCGATGTGCCTGATGACACAACTGCAAAGTCTGTTCCTGTTGTCCCTGTTACTAAAGTTTGTGCAGACCCCGTTAATGAGTTTAATGCAGTAATTCCCGTTCCTGCTAATATCCCTGCTTGTTGAGTAACAGTTAATATTGAAGATGGAATGCTTGGATGTGGTGGATTTGCTGCCGATGCAAGTATAACTGCATTATTGTTGCTTGTAGCCCACATCAATTGAACATAATCTCCAGCAACTAAATCAAGCAAATAATTCCAAGCAGCGACAACAGGCGAAGCATTTGCACTCCCTGTAAGTACAATCTTTCCTGTTGTTGCAGGAATATCAATGCCATTTTTCCTTATCCATAAATCAACTACAAAATTTCCGCTACCTCCTGTTTTTTCAAGTTGTAATGAAAATTGTATATTGTAGATTCCCGTATTTGCTAAGGTTACTCTTGTCGGATTTGCACTCCCGTCATTAACTATACTTACACCATTGGATAAATCAGTAGTATTGAATTTTACTGGATAGGCAGTATTCGCGCTAACCGCTGTTTGTGTCGTGTCATCTTGAAATGCACCATAGTAACCTGTCGGTGTTGGTGTGGCTGTGTTGTTCAGCACTCCTGCACCCGTCAAAGTCAAACCACTTCCAATCGTGATCTCCTCCATAATGCCACTTCCTGCGGTTGCACGTCCAACAAGTTTGTTGGTTGTCATGGCTGTTGTGATTGTGCCACTCGTTGTGATTGGCCCACCACTAATCAAACCTGCGGTTGCAACCGATGTAACAGTGCCCGTTGGTATAGTCGGAAATGGTTGAGGTGAACCTAAGCCATCAAGGTAGTCTGTAACCAATCCAGTTGGCACATCGAACTTCCCATCGAATGTATTCCAATCGGTGCTGCTTAGGTATCCATCAGTGCTGCCATCGGCTTGAGTGATGCTGATGTCGGGATTTGCTCCGCCGGTTGATGCGATTGGTGCTGTTGCGGTCACATCTTCCACAATGGTTGCAGGAAGCACTGGAATAGTCGGCTTATTTAAAATCTCAGCAAGACCACTCGTTGCATTCCAGTCACTATTAACTTGAGCCGCAGGAATTGTCGGCTTATTTAATATCTGATTGTTGCCGGTTGTTGCATTCCAATCTGAAGGTCTTTCTATGGTTTGAAATCCAGCACCAAGATTAGTCCAATACGTAGCATTAGTAGGTAGTATTGAATCATTGTTTGCAATGCATCGGTAGATGTTTCCATTGTACCAAACAACATTGCCTATCACATACTGATTACCAGTTGCGCTTAAGTGATCAGTTGAGAATGCAATAGCAGTCATAATACCACCACCGCCACCACCACCTATTGCAATCAATGGATCGGCTTCTGTTCCGTTTCCGATTATGGTGATGCCATCAACAGCAACCTCCGTCAAGCATGGTGTGCAAGGTTGGAAGTCTGGAAGCGGAATGTCACCCGTTGCACAGATATCATAGCAGCCATCTTCTGTGGTTGTGATCACTTGAATGTCGAAGTCAACAGTCACACATGCCCATTCATAGTTCGCTGTTAATGTCTTAATCTCGTTAATGTAACCGCTCGGAATAACCTCGTAGTTAATCACTCCAATGTTCTGCTTGAATTGTGGATCAGTGCCACTCGTCAGCTTGTAGATTCTCGAAGCAAGCCAGTCCTGAGCATCATCTCCATCGCATGGCAGATGGCTCTTGCGCACAACTGCATAAGCAGTAAGCGGAAAGCTTGTCACATACAGCTGCTTGCAGCCGCTCATTTTATATGCATCAGTCTTGACAACTGTCACCTTACCACGCTTAGCCCAGAACAATGTGCCTTGCTTTGCATCAAAGTTAGTTACAACCTCCGCTTGACCATTGCCGATGTAATGAACCCAAGCTTTCTCGTTGCCGTTTGCATTAAGCTCGCAAAGTCCAAACTGCTTGTCGAAGATATTCGCAACCTCAACACGTTGGTTGAGCCGCTCGATGATGGTCTTAAGTAGATTCATGGTTTGCTTATCTCATTTGATATTTGCTCAACCAACAAGTCTGCATGAAGTTGAAGCATCCTTGCTTGCTCCTCCGCTGTTGGTTTAAAAATAGTTCCGTATAATTTTTCAAGTCCTGCAACCTTGCCTGCTTCATCTGCAACAGTGTAGATTGCAGTATCAAATCCTTCAGTCACAACTGTTGTTTGGTCGGTTGCAAATGAACGCTTAAGAAATCCTGTAAGCTCTAATGGTGGTTTGCCATTTGCTGCCTTTATTTTTGCGTAAGCTTTCGTGTATGGTTTAGTTGGCAGGAAGTTGCCTGCTTGGTTTCTTCCTCTGCCAGTATCAATCCCGAAGATTCGAATGTACATTTCACGTCTCATGTCCTGCACTGCAAAAGATAGTGGAGTAAAGCCTCCGCTCCATTCTGAGAATAAAGCATCAATCCTTCCGCTGATCTCTTTGGGAGTAGCCATTAAGGTAGAGCAGTTACGTACTTCATGTTACGACGGCAATCAAAGCACGTATTGTCGCTTGGTAGTCGCATGTTCTGCAACATCGCCGTGAGCTCTTCGTTGTATCTCGTTGCTGCAATGTCTCGCCCTGCAATCATTCCATCGTTGGCATCGGCAGTTGCAAATGGCTTGCTTCCAATGTTGATGCTCACCGTAGTGTTGACACGCTGATTTGGTGACACGCTTAGCCCGTAGTTATATATCTCGACAGCCGTTGCATAAGCAAGAGGCATTGCCATCAAGCCTCCAATCGAGCACAGCCATGCTTCTCTGTCGCAGTTCACATTGTAAACTAATGACATCCCTTGAGTGTACTTCTTAGACTTGGAACTAATCACATCATCTCCGCTCACCGTTAACTCAATACCAACAGCATCCACGAATGGGCAGATGTGCGCACCTCTTACATTTCCAGAGCAATCGAAGCAGTGCCCCTTCTTAGGAATCATCTTAGTTGTGTCGTACAATGACTCATAGACAAAAGCTAAATCCAACTTTCTGCGATTAGCCTTGAAGGTCTTGCCGATGAACTGCTCAACCGCTTCCGATTGGTAGAAGAAAGAATCAATCAGCTTCAAGGTGCTCATGTCGTAAACAAATATCTCGACAGGAGTTGCCATCGTATAGATGTCAATCTTGAAGTTGGATAGGTAGAAGTTCAGAAAGCTTTCTGTGTTGGGATCAATTGTGACTCTGATGCCTGCATACTTATTTGCACCAAGTGCCACATCGATATTGGCAGCGTTGCTTACAACTTGACCGATGCGCTTAGACTCCACAACAGTGTCCGCTTTCATCATCGGTGTTAGCCTGCTTAAGATATCAGTCGACATCTTGCGCCAAGCGAATGCTCGCTTTGCTTCAAACAATTCAACTCCGCTGTTGTATTGGTCTGTGATTAGCTGCCCAAGTAATGTCTGATTGATGCCGAGATCATCGATATAAAGGCCAGTAGTTGGCTCTGGTCTGTCGCAACCTTGTAAGCCGAGTAGAGATTCGTAGCACATTGGCTGTCTTATTTTTCACAAAGATAAATAAAAAAGGAGAG